CTAATCTGAGCCCATCACCTGGGGCATGGGTGGGGCAAAGTCAGATAATTTCTGGTTTAGCATGGTGATCTGTTCACGGTTGTTATCGGACATCCAGGAACCGTACACCTGATACACCATTTGCGAGTTAGCATGCCCCATCTGGTTTGCGATAAAATTGGGGTTTGCTCCTGCTGTTAATGACCAGCATGCATATGTATGGCGCGACTGGTAGGCTTTCCGATACCGGACGCCAGCGCGTCGCAGTGCCGCTTCCCAGCTCTGGTTTACTGAAGCCACAGCATAGTGATGGCCCGCTTTTCCGTTGGTGGCGCTCAGGGATGGATTGAAGACAAAAGTGCAAGGGTGGATGGTAGAGCGTCCGAATTCCCGCAGCTTAACTTCGATCTGATATTGCTTACCAAGACGTGTCATTTCTGCCTGGCGTTTCAGTACATCCAGTGCAGGCTTGATCAGGTAAACGATCCTGTCTGTGCCAGCCTGAGTTTTCGGTAGCGTGAACTCTTTCATCATCGTGTGGTTTCTTCTAACCATCAGCGTTCCAGCCTTTAAATCGATATCTTCCCAGGCCAGTCCGCAAAGCTCCCCATGTCTTAATCCGGTATATACAGCGAGCGACCAGAAGTTTTTTATCTGCAGATTGCCGCAGGCTTCGATCACCCTTGAAAACTCCTCCCGCGTTAGCGGATCTGGTTCAGGCTTTGCCTTTTTAAGGGGGGATATTCCCTCAAACGGGCTTTTCTCAATGTAACCACCGCTAACGGCAAATCTGAAAATGCCATGCAGAACTGACATGTACGCGTTAACAGTTGGTACTGATCTGCCTTTAACCGGCTTTGTTTTTCCGGCTGAAAGGATCTGGTAGCCTGTCAGCAACTCTTTTCGCAGGTAAAGCAGAGCTTCAGTGTTAATCGCCGAAACCAATTTTTTTTCACCAATCATCGGGATCACATTTCTTACGATTGAGTCGTAACGTCGCATGGCATTGGTTGTTATCTCCATACGTTTGAGGCCAAGCCATCTTTCAGCCAGCGCCCCGATGGTAATTTCTCTTTTGTTTACCCCAAATTTCTCCAGATTTGGCGAGTCAGGAAACTGATTCGCATAATCAAAGCAGCCCGTTTTGATAGCAAAACAAACAGAGGCCCGCAGAACCCCGGCCACTTTGCGGTTTTTAGCGGTGTCAGGGACACCGAGGTTTTCCCTGACACGCTTTCCTTTATACAGAAACCATATGCGCAGCTTGCCGCCATGGTTTTCTACACCCGTTGGGTAAGACGTATTACTCATTGAAGCCTCCCAACGTCCAAGAGCGCACCATAGCTTAAGCCTTTCCAGACAAAACAGCACCAGGCTGTTTTGCAGCCTGTCGTTCAATCCACGCATTTATCGCTTCGCAGTTATAAACGCATTCGCTGTTTGGCTTCGGTTCACCATCTGGAGCGATATGAAGGTATTCCCGGCCCTGCATCCAGGATGTTTTGCGCGCTTTGGCGATCGTGCCGGGGCGGAGCCCGGTAACGGCGACGAGCTTATCTTCGGTGATCCATTTGTTTGGCGTTAACTGAACCACTTCTTGCATTATTTCCTCCACTATCCGGCTGCACCCGGTCTATAGATGTTCAGAAGAGCAGGTAGATCACCCGCCAACCCATGCGAAATAGAGTTAGTCTGCTTAGACAGGTTTTGCTCACTTTCGTGAAAGGGAGGCGGCCATCTGCACTGGCCGCCGGGTAGTTTCTCCACACAACAAAGAAGAGCACCTGCGTTTAGGAGTCCCGCCCGGGTGGATTGGGTTATGAGCCCGTCGCCCGGTGATGCTCTTGTGTGTTGCGTAAATTTGAAGCTGTTCTGCAATGCAAAAAGAAACGTCATACTAAGCTCACGTGTTCCTTTTGGGTACATTATGTATCTACAGGGTACATTGTCAAGGCAAAAAAAAAGCCCGCCTAAGCGAGCTTTAATTTAGAAGACAATTTATTTGAAGTAACGTCTTGGTTTACCAGAGAAAATAACGGTGCCAATTATTGAACAATTGCCGTCTATTTTTAGATATTGATCCGGCCAGCTCTTGTTTAACGCTTTCAGATATTTTTGCGAACCATCTTCAACAAGACGCTTGAAGGTGGTTTCACCACTTTCGTGCATTAAGGCAATGACATCATCACCGTGCACCGGTACGACTTCAGGGTCCACAAAAATCATGTCACCAGGACGGTATTCTTCGATCATCGAGTCACCGATAACACGGAGTATATAAGTCATCGGCCCGCAGGGAACGGGGCAAGGAAACGTCTCTGCTGTGCTCAAATCAACCTCTGAATATCCTATTTCAGTCCATGCGCCAGCTTGTACCCAAGAGATTACGGGCACTAATTGGAATTCAACCTCTGTTTTAAAAACGTCTGTAGTGGGCGCAACATTGGTGGTCTGATGCTCTTGGTCCAGCCATCCCAAAGGTAGCTGGAAGCATTTTTCAATATGGCGTGCGAGATCATCCCCAATCCGTTTTGAAGGATTGCGGCCGATTATTCGACTTATCTGGGTCGCTTCTCGGTCAAGCATAGTAGCGAATGACTTATTGCCGCCAACGCTATCACGCAGTGTCCGCGCGTTATCCCGCCTGATTTCATCAATGGTTTTCATGCCCAATATTAAACCGTGTGTACCCGTAAGGTACAAGGTTCTTGCAGGTACATCTTTTTCGTGCATAATGTATCTCGGAGGTACACTATGAAAGATTACTGGAACACCCTTTCTGCCACGCAAAAAGCCGAACTGGCTAAAAAAGTTGGAAGCAGTACTGGATATCTCAGGCTCGTTTTTAAGGGGCACAAAAAAGCTGGCTTTCAGCTGTGCCAGAAGCTTGAAGAAGAAACGGCAGGCGCTATCTCGAAAAACGAATTGCGCCCAGACATTTACCCAAACTCACAACTTGCAAGCAACGATAACAGCAGGGCGTGAAAAATCTAACTACCACAGGAAAAGCGAAATGGTAGACAGCATAAAAGCAGCAATAAGTGCGATGTGTAAGGCGCATCCCGCCGGTCGTCTTGGGATGGCTGCCGATCTCGGCATGAACATCGACACCTTTCATAACCACATGTACCAGAAATGCGGCAGCCGCTTCTTCACGCTGGCCGAACTTGAGCGCATGGAGGACCTGTCCGGCGTCTCGATGCTGGCGGAATATGCCGCGACGCGCGTCGGCAAATTGCTGGTGGACGTTCCGAAGCCGGAAAGCATGGACAACGTGGACCTGTTCGCGATCGACATGAAAACCAGCGCGGCGAAAGGCCAGCTGGCGCAGGCGCAGATTGAAGCGGCTGAGGATGGGGTAATTGACCGTCATGAACGCAAAAAGCTCTCTGAGCTGTTTCGCAAGACCATTCGCCACCAGTTCCACGGATTCATGGGCTTTATGGCGCTGTATGGGGTTTCAGACCAGGCAGTAGAAGTGTTTATGAGCACCAGAAAAGGTGACGCCCCGAGTGTGCAGCTCGAGGCGTCGGGCGCGTCTTTTCAATAGTGGAGAAACTACGCATGAACAGTTTAACAACACGTTACCGCAGGTCGCAACTTATTGCGCTGCCGGTACCGGGCGGAGCCGGTCCGGTGCAGTACCGGTATGCAGTGAGATTATCAGGCCACTGTGTGCCCGTCAGCTACCAGCTCGCTCAGCAGATGGTAGGGGAGTTTAACCGCCAGGCGGAGGCTTTCGCGTGCAGGAACTCAACAGACGATACCGCGACTGGCAGGGAACTGAAGTCCACGTCACGGGTTACGACCCAGAAAAACGACAGGTTATCTTCCGGCGCGCGGGTTACCCGCACGACTGCATGCAGCCTGTTGAGCGGTTCCGCGAGAAGTTCAAAAGGATGGATGCATGAGCGTTAAGTTATCAGCCTACGTCTGGGATGGCTGCGCGAGTGCCGGAATCAAAGGCACGAAGCTGCTGATCCTGGCGCGCCTGGCTGATTTTTCCAGCGATGAAGGTATCAGCTGGCCCAGCGTCGACACCATCGCGCGCCAGATTGGCGCCGGTCGCAGCACCGTTATTACCGCAGTTGGTGAGCTTGAGCGTGACGGATGGCTGACCCGCAAAGAACGCCGTCAGGGCCAGCGCAGTGGTACCAACATCTACACGCTGAACGTGCCGCGCCTGCGCCAGGCGGCTGCCGGTGCTTATTCTCAGGGTCCAGTTTCTGAACATTCAGAATCTGGACGTTCAGAATCCGAAGGTTCAGAAGCTGGACGTCCAGAATCTGAACGTCCGGAAAACCACAAAAACAGCGCTTCTCAGGGTCCAGAATCTGGACACGATCCGTCAGTAAATTCAAAACAAGAACCATCAGATAAAAAACCTTCTTGTCAGGTTGCCGGGCAACCCGACGCTGAGCAGCTGATCACCGATAAAGCGATTGCTGTGCTGAAGCACCTGAATCTGGTCACCGGCGCGCGTTACCAGAACTCGAAATCCTCACTGGAGAACATCCGGGCCCGGCTGCGCGAAGGGCATTCGGTGGACGACCTGCAGCTCGTTGTCGACTACAAGCACGAGCACTGGCACGACACCGAAATGTACGACTACATGCGCCCGCAGACGCTGTTCGTCCCGGGCAAGCTTGAAGGCTACCTGCTGAGCGCCACCCGCTGGAAAGAGCGCGGACGCCCGTCCCGCCAGCAGTGGAAGCAGCGCAGTGTGCAGCGTGACGACAGCGCATTTAAAGCCAGCTATGCCGGTGTTGATTACAGCCAGGTCCCGGAGGGGTTCAGATCATGAAAAACGAGAAGCTGAAACACGAAGTTTTCGAAGAGATGGCCTGCCAGCTGGTAAGACAGAATCTGTGGCGCCGCGCCGCACATGTTTACCTGGCTGCATTCGATGCTTCGAAGAGTAACCGGGACCGCGAACGGCTGGCAAAGAAGCGCACCCAGTGCCTGAAGATGAGCAACCGCGTTGGTTACGTGGAAGGCCGTTGCTATCTGGCCGGTAACTATGTGGGGGAACTGTGATGCACCCGTTGAATGCTTACAGCCAGGCGCTGGCAGCTCTGCGGAGCAAACCGGCTCACGAACTTAAGGAAGTCGGCGATCAGTGGCGCACGCCGGACAATATTTTTTGGGGCATCAACGCCATGTTCGGTCCGCTCGTTCTGGACCTGTTCTCTGATGGCGAGAACGCCAAATGTGAGGCGTATTACACCGCAGAAGATAACGCGCTGACGCAGGACTGGTCCGCGCGTCTGGCCGAACTCAAAGGTGCCGCGTTCGGCAACCCGCCGTACAGCCGCGCGTCCAGGCACGACGGGGAGTACATCACAGGCATGCGTTACATCATGCAGCATGCCAGCGAGATGCGGGAAAAAGGCGGGCGGTACGTCTTTTTGATTAAGGCGGCCACCAGCGAGGTCTGGTGGCCGGAGGATGCAGATCACGTCGCCTTTATCCGTGGCCGTATCGGTTTCGATCTTCCGTCATGGTTCGTCCCTAAAGATGAAAAGCAGATCCCGTCCGACGCGTTTTTTGCGGGTGCCATTGTGGTATTCGATAAGACCTGGCGCGGCCCGGCAATGAGTTACATCAGCCGCAACGAGCTGGAAGCGCGCGGCGACGCGTTTATTGCACAGATACGCCGTCAGGCTGAACGCCTGCTGATGAGTAACCGCCAGGAACCCGATGAGGATGAAACAGATCTGCATTCAGAAACTGAGCAGCAACTGCAGGCTGCTGAAACAGAGTTGCCACTGACAGCAGCCGACATCCTGGAACGAAGCGGCGTTGAGGTATGGGCCTGTGCATGCGCGGCGTTCGGCAGCAAAGAGGCGTATGCCTTCCATGAATCCCGCTTTGCTCACAGCTGGGCTGCCGATTCTGTAGAAAACCCGATGCTGGTGACGGTGACCGCCGACGTCATTTCGCGCGCGCAGGCGCTGATTAAAGAGCATAACAACGGCGTCAAGCTGTGCGCTTTTATGGCCCTCAATGATTTTGTTTTTCAGGACGATGCGGAGCGGAAAGACATGCACGAACGGCTTGCGACAGTCGCTCGCGAAGCTGAAGAGCAGCATGGCCTGGCGATGGATGAGTTTCTGCTGGTTGTCGGGGCAATTGACACCACGCACTGGCGGAACATTCGGCAGCTTAGAGCCTCCATTCGCGAAATGGCTGGCGCGCGGGAGAAAGCGGCATGAATTCCACCTCTGCTTTAACCGTCCGCCAGCAGGAGGTGCTGGATATGCTCTCGGATTTCCAGCGGCGAAACGGTTACCCGCCGACGCAGAAAGAAGTGGCCCAGCTTATGGGGGCCGCTTCACCCAACGCTGCGACCGATATGCTGCGTAAGCTGGAGAAGAAAGGCGCCATATCGTTATCAAAAGGCGTCGCCCGCGGCATCACCCTCAACGGCATCGCCAGAGAAGATGAGGCGGTTTCTCTGCTGCGTGCCATGGTTGAACGTGAATCTGATGCACGTGAACGGACAATTTCTTTCCTGCATAAAATGGAGAGCTAGCAGTGCAAATAACTTTTCTGTCCAGCCTCAGTAACACCGAAGCCGTTATGCTCCCGGGAAATAGCCCTCATATTCCCGGAGGCACAAAACCGTGTTCAAAAAGATGTCATTTACTGAATACAGTGCGACGAAACTCTTCAACAGCAGCAGCGACAGGCGGCCAGATTGAAACTTCACTGCCATTAACATCAAAGACTTTACCGTGGTTCTTTTCGGCGATGTTTTTCATCTGTACGAAATTAATGTCGAAGTTGTCTTCGCCAACCTCTTGTTTAAGTTGTGCTTCAGATACTTTGCGATCCGTCTCATCGGAAAGTTTAAGGAATGCTTTCAGGATTCTGGTGTTCATTTGTTCAGGACGCTTAGCCCAGAGCTTAAGACGACGTGAAACTTTGGAGACTTCCTGCAGTTCGCCCTGCGCGGGGGTGGTGCCTGTTGCAAACATTCTTTCTAACTCCTCAAGAGATACTAAAGCCTTAACAATGTTTCTGTGCGCTTCCGGTAATTCCCTGCCAGAGGAAACCTGGAATGCTGCTGCCTCAAGGAAATTTTTAGCCTCTGTGATTTTTTCGGTAATGTGCATTTTAGTTAAATTTCACTCACTATTAGTTAATTTAGTAAATTTAGTCTTTTTGAGTATTTTTGGCAAGGGGGAATTATGCGCATGAAACTGGTTTTGCCATTCCCTCCCAGTGTTAACAGCTACTGGCGCGCCCCGACTAAGGGGCCGCTAAAAGGCCTTCACCTCGTCAGCGCCGACGGGCGCAAATATCAGAGCAATGCCGCAGCGGCCGTAGTTGAGCAACTACGGCGCATACCCAGGCCTGTCACCAGCCTGCTGGCGGTGGAGGTGGTGCTTTACCCGCCTGACCGGAAACGCCGCGATCTGGATAACTATCTGAAGGCACTTTTCGATGCTCTGACGCTGGCCCATGTCTGGGAGGACGACAGCCAGGTGAAAAAGATGCTGGTGGAGTGGGGCCCGGTAACCAGCAAAGGGAAGGTGGAAATCACGATCAGTAACTTTGTGGCGGGTGCAGCCGCCTGACAGATGGAGAAACGTATGAACCAGACACACCCGATTTCAGTTTGCCCCAGGCATCATGCGGCGCTGGCAGGTCAGGAGCTTTTTATGTCCAGCCGGGAAATAGCCTCGCTTGTAGGTTCACGTCATACCGACGTGTGCACCGCCATTGAGCGGTTAATAAAGAAGAGCGTCATTGATGGGTATACGGCATTGCCGTACACCCATCCGCAGAACAGGCAGGAATACCATCACTACCTGGTTAACAAGCGTGACAGCTATGTCATCGTGGCGCAGCTATGCCCGGAGTTTACCGCGCGTCTGGTTGATCGCTGGCAGGAACTGGAAAGCGGGCAGCAGATGAGCGTGCCGCAGTCGCTACCGGAGGCACTGCGCCTTGCTGCGGATCTGGCGGAGCAAAAGGAAAGACTTACACAGGAACTCGCCGCCGCGGCGCCAAAGGTGGAGTTTGTGGATCGCTACTGCTCCGCCAGCGGTTCGCTCTCATTCCGTCAGGTGGCAAAGCTGTTAAAAGCCAAAGAGACAGATTTCCGCCTGTTCCTGATCGACAACGAGATTATGTACCGCCTCGGCGGGGGGCTGACGCCGCGCCACCAGCATATTGATGCCGGACGGTTCGAGGTGAAAACGGGCACCTCCACGACATCCAACCACGCGTTCAGCCAGGCGCGTTTCACAGCGAAGGGTGTTAAGTGGATCGTTGGGCTGTGGGCTGAGCATGTAGCGAAGGGAAACTCAGCGTGAGAGCTCTGTTAACACCGGAAATAGCGCGCGGAATGGGTATCGTGCTGCTTCGCCCCGGCCCGGAACTGATGCCCATATTTGCAAACGGGCGCGTGCTGGTGGAGGTACAGCCAGAAAGCATGGCACGGTTCCCGAGCGGCGCGGTGCCGCCGGCACACCAGCCGCTGGCTGATGACGAAGGACTGCAGGTCTTCTTTACTGATGAGCGGGTGATCCGGACTGCTGGTGGCATCAATGCACTGGAGCACTGGCTGATGAAGCAGCAGGGAGGCTGCCAGTGGCCGCACAGTGAGTACCATCACCATGAGCTGACCACGATGCGGCATGAGCCCGGCGCGCTGCGTCTGTGCTGGCACTGTGATAATCAGCTGGCCGGACATTTTACTGAGCGCCTGTCAGCAATTGCCCGTTCCAATGTGATAGCCTGGATTATCAGCGTCGCGCGCGGTTCCCTTGCCTTTGACGATACCCACGAGCTGACTCTGCCGGAGTTATGCTGGTGGGCTGTCAGGATGGATATCACTGATGCGCTGCCGGACAGCGTGGCGCGCCGCGCGCTGCGTCTTCCCCCTTTACCAGTAGAAGGCGTGTCGCGGGAAAGCGATATTGTGCCGGGGCCATCGGCGGCTGAAATGGTGCAGACGAAAGCGCAGCGTGCTGGTGCCGTGAAGACGCGGATGAACTGCGACAAGCCGCAGGAGCAACAGACACAGGTGGTTGCGCTGATGATTGACCCTGAGTCGCCGGAAAGTTACATGCTCCGGCCAAAGCGCCGCCGCTGGGAAAACGAGAAATATACCCGCTGGGTTAAGCAGCAGCCTTGCGCATGCTGCAACCAGCGGGCAGACGATCCCCATCACCTGATCGGCCACGGGCAGGGCGGGATGGGTACCAAAGCCCATGATCTGTTTGTGTTGCCTTTGTGCAGAAGGCATCACGACGAGCTCCATCGGGACACCGTGGCATTTGAAGAAAAATATGGCTCGCAGCTGGAGCTGATTTTTCGTTTTTTAGACAGGGCACTCGCGATCGGTGTTCTTGGTTAATTTAACTCTGTGGAGAGAGTAATGCGCGATATTCAAAAAGTTTTAGAGTTATGGGGCGGATGGGCAGCTAACGATAATTCAGGTGTGGACTATTCACCTATTGCTGCTGGTTTTAAAGGATTGTTACCCCAAACCAGCAAATCACGTCTTTCATGTACGGATAACGATGCTCTCATTATAGAGGGGTGTCTGGCTCGGCTCAAACAAAGGAAACCCTATGAGCACTCTCTCCTTGTTGCTCATTACCTTTATAAAATTTCTAAGCGCAGCATAGCTCGCAAGCAAAAAAAAGATGAAAAATTAATTCGCATACAAATTCAGATGGCTGAAGGATTTATAGAGGGCTGTTTATCCGTACTAGGGATAGCATTAGATATGGATTTTGATTAAAAAAGGGCCAAGCTTACTTAAGCTTGGCCCTTAAGTTTTTAACCATTGCTAACTGCTATTGCTAAAACCTTTAAGCCGACATTTTTTGCAATTATTTCAACCTCTTTTATAAAAGCTGACGGATTTACTGTCGTTATTCTGAAAGCTTTATTGTCGTCAGCTAAATCTTGATCCAGTAAGTCTTTTATATCTATCACATATGGCATACTCGAAACGACTTTAACAAAATTATCTAATGATTTTAGGTTTCCTTTCACTGTGACGCTTATCAGAGATGCTATTGAAGCATATTTCTTGGAGGTATTCCTAGTTATGTTTTCAGTTAATAATTTTTCAATATCATCAAGTCTATCCATTAAATATTTTTCAGCTGTTACGGTTTCTGTAGACTCTTTTATGATAATGGATTGTGCAACTCTATAAATTGGATTGTCAGGTTTTTCATCATTTAGAGCTAAATCTATTGCTTTATCCAGCACGGGTTGAAGTTCAAATGCACCAGCCATATCATTTTTGTAAAAAATGGTTCTTTCATCTGAAATATCAAAAGGTAAGTTGGTGCCTTCTTCAGCTATAGCAACGACAGGAAGTCTTTTACAATGCCTTACTGCTAATTCATACATAACATTTGGATTGAGTTCTGTTAAGTTTGCAATTACTAAATCGTCTTGTAATAAATGCTCAATAATTTGCTTGGTAATTGAGCCTTGCGAAGAGATCTCATGGGAAACGTGCACATTAATATTTTTGTTAAGTAGTATAGGTCGTATGACCGCATCAAGAATGCCTTGCGCTCTTCTGCGAGTTGCTGACTCGCCACTTCCTATTGGGGTAACGATGAAACAATTTTTTTGTTTTGACATGTCATTTCCTTGATTAGTAGAGACGGCAATCCAAAGTCAACAAAGTTATACCAAAAAAAAACCGTAAAAATCACTATGGCGGTCCGCAAAAATTACAGTAGTGTGATAAGAGTTGTCACAACGATACGACGCTTATCATATATCAGCCCATATTTTTAGACGTTTCGTTATAGCGTTGTAAGGGCTGGCTCATTGTTAACGTTCAAACTTAAGGATTCCAAGGCTCGCTTCGGCGGGCCTTTTTCATTTCCCCTCGCTCAGAGAGGATGCACAGCAAAAGAGGGGGCTACATGTCCGATCCGGTTTCGGGAACTGTCGCGGCAGGTGCTGCGCTTACTGGTGCGAGCATCTACGGACTGCTGACCGGCACAGATTACGGCGTAATTTTTGGCGCGTTTGCCGGTGCGGTCTTTTATGTTGCCACCGCGGCAGACCTGACGCTGATCCGACGCGCAGCCTATTTCGTTGTTTCGTACATCGCTGGCGTTTATGGTGCCGGGCTTGTGGGCTCCAAGCTTGCCAGTCTGACCCACTACAGCGACAAGCCGCTCGATGCACTTGGGGCCGTTATCCTCTCTGCGCTGACGATTAAAATCCTGACGTTCGCCAGCCAGCAAGACCCCGTTCAGTGGTTCCAGCGATGGAGAGGGGGAGCCAATGGTAATAAGTGATCCGCTGGTACTGACCAACGTGGCGACGTGCTCGGCCATTGTGTTGAGGCTGATGCTGTTCCGTAAGCCAGGCGCCCGTCACCGCTGGTGGGCATCGTGGCTGGCATACCTGATTATTCTTGCGTATGCCTCGGTACCGTTCCGCTACGCCTTCGACTTTTACGTCCACACACACTGGGCGTCGGTCATCATCAACTTAATCATCTGCGCCGCCGTATTCCGTGCCCGGGGCAACGTGGCGCGCCTTTTCCATGTACTGAGGCCTGAATGAACCAACAACAATTTCAGCAGGCGGCTGGTTTAAGCGCCAGCTTGGCTGCGCGCTGGTTTCCGCACATTGATGCGGCGATGTGCGAGTACGGCATCACTGCGCCGGTCGATCAGGCAATGTTCATTGCACAGGTCGGCCATGAAAGCACCGGCTTTACCAGGCTGGTGGAGAGTTTCAACTACAGCATCGCAGGGCTGAGCGGTTTTATCCGGGCAGGCCGGTTAACTCAGGATGAGGCCAACATGCTGGGCCGCCGCACGTATGAAAAGGTGCTGCCACTTGAGCGGCAGCGCGCGATCGCCAATCTGGTTTACAGCAAGCGCCTCGGTAATAACGCCTCGGGTGATGGCTGGAAATATCGCGGACGCGGGCTCATCCAGATCACCGGGCTCGAGAATTTCCACGACTGCGGCGCCGCGCTGAAACTCGACCTTGTGAGCTCGCCGGAACTGCTTTCCGAAGACGCCACCGCAGCGCGCTCTGCAGCATGGTTTTATACCAGCAAAGGCTGCCTGAAATATCCGGGCGATTTGCTGCGCGTCACGCAGATTATTAACGGTGGGCAGAACGGGATGGAAGACAGACGGGCCCGCTATGCGGCAGCGCGCCGGGTGCTCTGATGGCTGCGCTATGGGGCTTTGTCAGGGCATGGTGGAAGCCGCTACTCTTCCTGGCCGCTATTGGATTTGCGCTTTATTACCGGGCCTCGCTCACAAAAGCTGAGGCATCTTTAACCAAAGTTAATCGTGAATTAAAACTGGCTAAAGATGACATTGATGACATGCAGCGCCGTCAGCGCGCCGTAGCGGCTCTTGATGCGAAATATACGAAGGACTTAGCGGATGCTCAGAAAAACATTGCTCAGCTTGAGCGCGATGTTGCTTATGGCCGTAAGCGGTTGCAGCTCAACGCCACCTGTCCAGCGAACGGAGCGCCCGGCACCACCCGCGTGGATGATGGAGCCAGCCCCCGACTTACTGACGCCGCTGAACGGGATTATTGGCGTCTACGAAGCCGTATTGAAACCATCACCAGACAACTAAATGGGCTGCAGACGTATATTCGGGAAGAGTGTCTGAAATAAGGTCCATCGCAAGGTGCTTGCAGGAGAGAGCACCTTGCGATTCTTAACAAATCAATAGCGGGAACCTACTGATTTAAAATTTAGCCACCAAAGCATTTATTGCATCGCGACAATTTTGGAGATAATCGTCTTTAACCTGTACTCTATGACCATTAATGCTTTGCTTTCCAGCTCGAACTCTCGAAAAAGGTTGCCCTTTTGCATGTGCAATTACGCCTGTTGTCTGAAAATCGCGAACGCTTGAAAAACCGTCGTCAGCGTGTGTAAAAGAAAAAAGGTAAGGATGAGAGACCAATAAATCACTAACATCTTTTTTTATAGCATGCAACACTGCTGCATAGGCTGAAGCATCGCCCATATATTGTGTTAAGCGATTCCTAACTATTTGATGGATTTTGGGCAGGTTTCTACCCGCTTGGCTAAGTTTTGTAGAAAACATATATGAGGTATAAATTTCAGATGGAAGTTTTAACCCATAAACAAGCGAGATGGCATTAAGTATAGCTCGACGTGAAGAATCATCGGCCATTACGGGTAAAACAATACGCTCACTATTTGCTAAAGCAATCTGAGTATAAAAAGAAAAACTCGGGTTGCAGTCCAAAAAAACAACATCGTATTTGTGACGTATCTGGTCTAGTAGGTCTTTGAGCCAGTCAATAACTGCTATCCATGCGTTAGTTCCCGGAATGTTTTGGTTAGCAAGTGTGTTTACGGCATTGGCCTGAAGTTCAAGCAAGGGATCGCCACATATCAGATCAATGTTTGCAGGTATAAAACTATTATAAACGTTGGGCTTGGTAATATAGTCGTCTGCGTTAAATGGCGGCGGAGTATATGGCGAAGGCAATCTGAGTTGAAAATATCCACCAATGCTGCATCGCGGGACTAAACCCTGTCGAGCAAGTAGTTTATCGCTCCCATTATTATTCATGCCTCCTAACATTAACTCTGACAAGTTAGCTTGTGGACACAAATCAATAGACAATATCTTATTATCAGGATGTGTCTCCGCGTATCTGGTAATTACCTGAAAAGCCAGGCTGGTTTTTCCGGTACCGCCTTTATTGTTCCAAAAAGCGTATGAAAGCATGTTTGTATCCTTATGGGTGGAATGTTTGGACACTATATCGTCCAATTTGGACATCTTCAAGTCTAGTTGTGACATTTGTGATCGAGGAAACGTTATATGCCCTTTGCTATCTCACGTGCTTGCCGCAAACGCGGATGTTCTGGCACCACCACTGACCGTTCTGGTTACTGCGAGGCGCATCGTAATGAAGGCTGGGTGCAGCACCAGCGAGGGCTGAGCCGACACCAACGCGGTTATGGCAGCAAATGGGACCTCATCCGCGCCCGCATCCTTAAACGTGACAGGCACATCTGTCAGGAATGTCTGCGCAATGGCAGGCCGCGCCCGGCTGAAACCGTCGACCATATCATCCCGAAAGCTCATGGCGGTACAGACAACGACAGCAACCTTCAGGCGCTGTGCTGGCCATGCCATAAACGTAAAACCGGCAGAGAAAATACCAAAAATTGATAGTTTTCTTTTGTTGGTAATTGAACAACGATTCTCGTTCATTTGCTAAAACAGGAGAAAAGTATGTCTTTCCAAAAAGGCGAAGCCTCAGCCTTTATGACTCGTATGGTTAACAATACGGCCAGCTATGTAACATTAATTGCTGCCATGACATTTATTGTCATTATGGCCGATAAGAAAGGCTATCCCGGAGTGGGAGTGCCCATGGCCATTATTTACGGGCTATGTGCAATAGCTCTTCTTGCATATTGGATTAAAAATGTCATGGATGAATGCAGAAAATTTAGAGTTGATAAGGAAGGATTTTGGGCTGGTTTACATGTATCCATCATTGGTTTAGTTACCGTATTAGGTTGTTCTGGCGCAGTCATCGTCACCATCTATACGCTTTCTGAAACTCTGTAAGTCGGGGATAGGGCGGGGCAAAAGTTCAGGGCCCTGCCCACTAAGGACCGCCGCCTAACCCTTTTTCACACCGCCGCAGGTTAGAAAACTTTTTTATGGGGTCCCCCACTCGATGATTAATAGGAGTTTTCGATTATGTCCGGACCACCGAAAACCCCGACCCATCTGCGTTTGGTGAGGGGTAACCCATCAAAACGCGCGATCAATAAAGATGAGCCACAGCCCCCTGCAGGGGTACCCCCAACTCCTAAGCATTTCGACAAACAGGCGAAGTACTGGTTTAAGCGAATGGCTGAAGAGCTGGATGCTGTCGGCGTCATTTCGCAGCTGGACGCCCGCGCGCTCGAATTGCTGGTTGAGGCTTATACCGAGTACCGCCACCACTGCGATACGCTGGAAATCGAGGGGTATACATACCGCACTGAAACGCAGACGGGGGATGTGCTGATTAAGGCGCATCCGGCAGCAATGATGAAGGCAGATGCCTGGAAGCGGCTGCGCGCCATGCTGGCTGAGTTCGGGATGACGCCAGCCAGTCGGTCAAAAGTCAGCGCCAAGACGCCGGACGCGGTTGATCCGCTGGCTGAGTTCATGAAAGCGAGGGATTAATGGCTAAGGTTGCCGATGGTATCCGCTACGCCGAACGCGTCGTGGCGGGGGAGATTATTGCCTGTGAATATGTCCGGCTGGCCTGCCAGCGTTTTCTGGACGATCTGCAAAACGGCGAGGCGCGGGGTATTTTCTTCAGCGAGCCCCGCGCCCAGCACATCCTGAATTTTTATAAGTTCATCCCGCATGTGAAAGGCGCTCAGGCCGGGCAGCCGATCGCCCTGATGGACTGGCATGTTTTCATCCTTATCAATATTTACGGTTTCGTTATTCCGCTGGTGGATGAAGAAACTCACAAGGTGGTGCTGCGGAATGATGGCAGCGGCCGCCCGGTAATGGTGCGGCGGTTCCGTACTGCTTACAACGAGGTGGCGCGTAAGAACGCCAAATCCACGCTTTCTTCCGGGGTTGGCCTGTACATGACGGGCGCGGATGGCGAGGGTGGGGCCGAAGTCTACTCTGCGGCCACAACCCGCGACCAGGCGCGCATCGTTTTCGAAGATGCCAAAAATATGGTGAAAAAAGCGAAATCGACGCTTGGGCGCCTGTTCGAGTTCAACAAGCTGGCTATCTATCAGGAGCAAAGCGCCTCTAAATTTGAGCCGCTTTCCAGTGACGCTAACAACCTGGACGGCCTGAATATTCACTGCGGCATTGTTGACGAGCTGCACGCTCATAAAACCCGTGACGTATGGGACGTTCTGGAGACGGCGACCGGAGCACGCCTGCAGTCCCTGCTGTTTGGTATCACCACCGCGGGCTTTAACAAAGAAGGCATCTGCTACGAGCTGCGCGATTACGCCATTATCCGGGGATTCCGGTAACGACAGGCTGGCGCGCCGTTCACCTGCCGCCGACCGGCAACGGTGAAATATACGATATCAGTTCGGCTATCTCTGCGGAGAACGGCACCCGGCTGGAACTGCTTTGTGAGAAGGGGGTTAAACAGTGATTTCAACGAGCCTTGATTTCTCCGGCCTGGCCGGCATTGCAAAGGATCTGGAAACGCTCAGCAGGGCAGAAAATAACAAGGTATTACGTGACGCGACCCGTGCGGGTGCCGAAGTTCTGAAGGATGAGGTTGAAAAGAGGGCCCCCGTCAAAACTGGCAAGCTGAAGAAGAACGTTGTGGTCGTGACGCAGAAAGCGCGTCGCCGCGGCGAAATTTCATCAGGGGTACATATCCGCGGCGTCAATCCGGTCACAGGTAACAGTGACAGCACCATGAAGGCCCGCAATCCGCGTAACGCATTTTACTGGCGCTTTGTTGAGCTTGGCACATCAGCTATGCCGGCGCACCCTTTTGTGCGTCCGGCCTTCGATACCCACCAGGAAGAGGCCACGCAGGTGGCGCTGAGGCGGATGAATCAGGCGATCGATGAGGTGCTGGCGAAATGACGGAGGCTGATATCTACACGCGACTCAGTGCACTGGCAGGCGGCAATGTTTTCCCGTATGTCGCTCCCCAGGGCACAGCAGCGCCGTGGGTGGTTTTTCTTCTGCCCTCGTCTGCCAGTGAGGATGTTTTATGCGGACCTGCAGAAACCGCCTGCACGGTTCAGGTGGATGCCTGGGCCAGCTCGATTGACGACGCCGGCGCGCTGCGCGAGCAGGTTAAATCTGCTCTCGCTGATCTGCATCCTGTTGGTCTGAACGAGATTAATGGTTACGAGCCCGATACTGCGCTGTACCGCGCCACGCTGGAAGTTCAGATCTGGCAATAATCCACTCTGCCGCCTCCGGGCGGCTTTTTTATATCCGGAGCTCTCTATGTCCTCAAAATACGAAAAAACGCAGGGAACGAAAATTAACGTTTCCGCCGATCCGGCAACGGTGCCTAATCCCACCGGTGCGACCTGGCAGTCCATTAACTGTTCGACCAAAGAACTCAGCTATACCGGCGGGCAGAAATCGGATATCGACACCACCACCCTTTGCTCCACCGAGCAGGAGATGACGAACGGCCTGGCTGCGCCCGGGGAAATGACGGTTTCCGGTAACTGGTCAGCCGATGAAGAAGGTCAGAACACGCTTCGCACCGCATACGATACCGATGCACTGCATGCGTTTCAGGTGATTTTCCCCTCCGGTAACCAGTCAGCATGGACCGGCTGGGTGCGGGGCATGGCGAACGACAACGCGGAGGATTACCTGGGTGATATTACCGGGGATTTTCTCACCAGTGCCGACGGCCAGGCGCTGCAGCAGCAAATCGACACTAACATCGAGGCGGTGATGCAGAACGCACTGGCGAACAACGCCACGGTCGATCATCAGTGGAAGCAGTATGGCGAAGTGCGCGCCGATATTCTGGTGGTGAAAACCACTATTGCCGACGTCGATAAGGCAATGGCTGACATGAGCACTCAGGTCCAGGCGCAGATAGGCAGTGTCACGGCCGCGCTGGAAGACAAACTGACCGCCGTGGTGGATGCCAGTGGGGCTACGTCCATTCATACCCTGAAGGCAGGTGTGCGGATTAACGGCGACTATTACAGCGCAGGTATGAGCATCGCGGTACTGGCGCAGGCCGGGCAGCCAGTTGTAACGCGTGTTGCGTTTAATGCCGATCAGTTTGTGCTGACCACCGGCAGCGGCGCCAGCCAGTTCTCGCCATTTGCCGTGGTGGGCGGGCAGGTGTTTATGAGCTCTGCCTTTATTCAGGATGGCACCATAACCAGTGCCAAAATTGGCGCATTCATACATTCCACGAACTATGTGGCAGGTCGCACTGGCTGGCGCCTGGACAAAAACGGAAACTTCGAGCTTAACGGCAGCGGTGGAAATGGTCGCATGTTAATTACCAATAACATTGTGCAAATCTGGGACGCCAATAATGTCCTGCGCGTGAGAATGGGGCTCTTCTGATGGCCGGATTACAGTGCTGGGATGCCAGCGGAAGATTGGTTGTTGACCTGGGCGATTACATGGTGAGGCACAGGGGGAGAATTACAGTAAAAGCGCCCGGAGGCGTTAATCAATTCGATGTTGCTATGCCCGGCGCGACGGCGTCGGGTTCATTTGCCGCAATAACGACAACTTTGATGCAAACCAGGATATGGGGAACATCCTGTTATGATGGTGGCGTGACTGTCTTTTTTGTGCCTGGTACATCATTCGCTGATACTTTAACTATTGATTTATATAATTTTATATGAGCGGCTTCGAAGTAAGAAACGATGATGGAATTGTTACTGTAAATAGCGATTATACATCCCCGCTATTTTCTTCCTATGTAGCTTCTCCACGAATGGATACTGTCGGCGGTATTGATGGTGACGTGCCAGGATTTGGTAGATTAAGGGAGCTTGCTCCATTTCTTGACGAACCAAATGCCATCCATCAACCCGGGCAGCTTAACTGGTTCCGAATGCCTGTTGGCGGCTGGGGTTTACCCGGCGCAAGTTGGTTCGTTCCGGGCAAAGTTAACCTGGCTAAAACCAGAACAGATGTTGCCGTTCAGAGCGGGTTTATGGATGTTTTCGATTCGTCTGGCAAGCTGATCTGGTCTGCAAAGTCGGCGGCAACCATGCCCAGGGTTTTAGGATTTCTGACAATTCCACCAAATTACGATCTGCAAAACAACACACTGACGATTGCAGTTTCTGGCACACCATTCATGCCACTTGAGAGTTTTATGGGGGCGATAAGTGAGGATCAGGAGGGGGTTGGCGCAAAGAACGGGATAGTCATAAAGCAGCAATCCGGTTCTGTAATCTTGAGGTATATCAATCAGAACGGGAAGAACTACACCCAAACGCCAATATATTCCAGAGGATATAAAATACCCTATGGAGTGATCCCAAACCTTTAACCCGCTTCGGCGGGTTTTTTTATTTCAGGAGACAGTCATGTCTGCAGGAACTCTTACGCTAACAAATAAATCAGCAGCGGTTACTGGTAATGGAACATCATTCACAACGGAATTAAAAGCTGGCGATCTCATCGTTGTTAAAGTTGGTGGAACTCCTTATACACTGCCCGTTAAAGCAATCACCAATAACACTCAACTGATGCTTGTTAGTGATTACACAGGGCCAACCCAGAGCGGTGCCGCCTGGTTTGCCGTTCCGCATGAAGCACAAAGCTTAATTACTGCGGCTCTTGCCTCACAGACCGCAGAAGCATTACGTGGTCTTAACCTCGACAAGACAAACTGGCAACAGGTTTTCAGCGCCAGCGACGATATCACGGTCACTCTCAAAGATGGTTCGACATTCAGCGGACCAAGCTGGCTCAAGATAATCAATTTTATTAAGAGCATCTTTTCCGATAATGGCGAGCTTACAGCCATAACGTTTAAACCTGGTGATATTGCAGCTACGTGGGAAAACATGCAGGTTGCTCGCGCTCCGGCTTCTGCTATAACCGGATCTATTAACTGGGAGTATTATTTCCAAAGACCCGGTTTTTTTAAGCAACCTTATAACGGAGAGGCGACACAATCGTATGGATACCCGCGCGATCAGCAGGCCGGATCTTTAATGACCCTGCCAAATGCTGCCAACGGCGCTAATGGTTGTGCTCAGTTATATTTCAACTTTAAAGGTACGGGTGGCGCTTATTTCAGGAAATATCTTGCAGCTGAACAAAGATTCGATCGTGGTGGCATTAACGGGTGGAATGAGTTTCTGACCAACAACGGCGACACGGCTAACGCTGCCGGGCAAGCTAACGCAACGGTTAGTGATTGGGGTGATATGCGCACGAATACCGTTGGTTTTGGTTATGCAAACGCAACCGGCAACCCAGGCATTACGGGTACCTGCCTTACATTTTCAGCGGCTAACTTCCATTCGTATGCTTTACAGTTCACTGGTAATTACGCTTCTGCATCTCGTTACTTTGCGCGCTCGCAGAATGGTGACGGCGGCGGTGTATGGCAGCCGTGGCGCGAGTTCACGATGGCCGCTGTTTCAGATGAGCGCCTGAAAGATGTTAAAGGGAGTTTTAATGTCGAAGCTGGCCTGGACAATATCAACCGTATGGAGTTTAAGCTGTTCCGCTATAAGTGGGATAAACCTGAACGGTCGGCGCGCCGTGGCGTTATCGCCCAGCAGATTATGCAGATTGACAAGGAATACGTGAAGGATGTTGGCGAAAACATGGTGCTTGACCAGACGCCGATGTTACTTGACGCTCTGGCTGCAATAAAAGCGCTGCGCCAGCGTGATGAGGACAACAAGGCGCGTATTGCTGCGCTTGAAATGGAACAGGCCCGGCTGCAGGCGTCAGTTTCCAGTCTCATTGCTGCGGGAAGCGCCACCAAAGAAGGTTCTGAAAGCGAATCGGTCAGTGGAAAATGA